TTTCTAAAATCAATTTCTTTTAGGGGAACTAGGTTTACTAATTTCATATTGTGCGTGTTTATTCCTATATAATTATATGATATAAATATAATTTTTTAATCTATTCCAACTAAATTATCGTAATTAGTTCCCTCTTCCACTTTGACAGGGAATCCACCTACCTCCATAATTGATTTTACCTCATTCAAAACCCAATCCCTTTCAATAGGATGTGTATCTATAAGGAACGCATCGTAGGTGTACAAAATCATTTTACTCATCTTACCATTCAGTAAATTCAACACCTTCTCAATCTTCATATAGTTCACTTCAGTTTCCAACGCCTGTAACAAATAGTTGAATACCTTTTGTTCCGTCGCTCCTTCAATTTTTGAGAAATGGATTTCCCTCTTATAAAGAGGTGTCGTTAAACGACCCGAAATTACGAACTTTTGGTATAGTTCCCTAATGTATCCCTCTACCTTTTGAAAGAAAGGAATTCTTCTTGCGTTATCATCTAACCCCCCATACAAATATGTGAAGGTTACCTTCTTCGCAGTTTCATAATCACATCCATATAAGTCGGCAAGGTGTTGGTGAGCGGTAACTCCTTTAGGAAATTCGTATCCAACCAATTTGGCAATCAATCGTATGTGATAAGATTCATAATCAAATTGTAAGAGAGTTCCCTTTGGATTCCTACTAACGAAGCACCCCCTACTTCCATCCGATTTGTTTAAGGCAGAGTAGTTAATGTTTAAGTGTCTATTTGAAGGTCTACCTGTTGTTGTATATGGATTATATTGTGTGAACACTAATCCTCTTTTGATGTAATCTTTGGAAAGACTAAAACTATCAATAAATTTTTCTTCTTCGACTTTCACCCCAGCCCCCTCCAGCCTCCCAAGTGTTCGGATAGCTGATGAGTATGTGATTGATGATTGTGTGATTGTATTCAGAACAGGGATTGCTTTTAAGACCTCATACCACTTCATTAGAGGAATACAATCATTCAACTCTTTATAATCGATTCTATACCCCTTATATACGGATTCAGCGAACTCATTGAATATGAATGGTTTACCATATTGTTCAAAATATATCCATTCAAAGTCAAGTCCTTTGGTTGCTACATATCTACTCCCAAATACTATTGTATTTTCACTAACCAATACATCTATTGGAAACTTCTCAATCTTCTTAGCATCTATATGATTAATATTAATTATGCCATCGGTACTATCATTCAATCTATAATAGATAAACGATATTCGATTCATAAACGGATGTGCTTTGTGAGAACTCCACACCGGTATTATTAAATCAATTATAGGATTTGATTTAATAAAGGATTGTAAGGAAGATTTGGTTTCTATTAAATTCATACCTTACAAATGTACGAAAAATATTTCTTATTTCAAAATTATTTGTAAAATTGTAATAAATTTGGTAAATATAATCCGATATTTTTTAAAACATAACTACTTGTCGATAATGCTGCTCTATTAGATGCAATTACTCCAATATCATCCAATTCCCCAGTTTGCTTATAAGTAGCATTCAATGGACCGGTTATTCTCCACTTTACATCAACGACTTTCCAAAAAGGTGATAACTTTAATGTAGAATACACTTCATTATCTATTTCATAAACATGCCCATTTGAATCATTTACTTTTTGGCAAAAATATCTACGAATAAACCCTACACCATAATCGTTATTCGATGGAATCGGAACGATGGTTTTTGGTAAATCTATTTTAAATAATTCTAAATTATTTGCAACATTCGTATACATTCTTATTTATTTTTTATTCTAAATCCAGCTTCTATTTTAGTATCCCACCCACCTTCATTAGTTATAGTATGCGATATATTGGTAATCTGAAATACTCCTATTTTATTGTACATTTCAGGTACACCATCTATATGAAAATATTCACCACAACTTAATCCAGATAATCCATCTATTGTCAATGATACATCTATCGGTGTCAATGTACTCTTTTCTCTTTCATCAGATTTAACTATTTTATAAATTAAATCTATATTATTAAAGATTAATAATTTTAATTCTTTACTATCTGCCGTTTTGAATTTTGTAATCTGATTATCTATTATTTCAGTAATATTCTTACCTTCATTTGGTTTAGAATTTTCTGAAGTACCAACCACACCACGTTCTTTGGCATCTTTGAATGTCGTTTTCAATGCTTCCAAATCTATCACATTGATTGAATAATATCCATCAGCATTTGAAAATAATGAATTATCATAACTTCTATATGCATCAGCGGGCAATTCTATTGAGTTTTGCTTTTCCTTTGGAACATTTTTAAACGAATCAACTAAAAATCTTTGTGCATTAAAAATTGTTCTTCCTGCTACCAAATTACTCATTTCAAAATTAAAACTAAAATCTTTTACTATTGATTTTACAGAATTAACTTTAAATCTATAAATAGGAGTTTGAGAATCGGATACTCCGGTAGATTTAACATCTATAATACTAGCTTTACCACCATCTACAATTGGGGCATATACCAATCTAAATAATCCATAAGAATTTGAATTAATTATATCAAGCACTCCCGTTAAAAAATCAATTCTAGTATAAGATTTTTTCCAAAGTTGAACAACAGTATCCCATTTAATAAAAATATTCAATGCATTTCCATTCAATAAATCACCATTTGTTTTATTTACTTCAATACTACCTCTTCCTCTATTTAATTTTAATTGAGAAGATTCTACTATCGAATATCCATTAATTCGTCCATCTAATCTTTTATCTTTATCAACTACTATATCTATTCCATTTTTATCACCAGTAAATTTCGGTAATGACTCGTTTGGAAATAAAATTTCAGGCGAAGATGATATTAAATTTTTATGAATTTTAATTGGAATGGTTTCAATATCGGTTACACCGGATTTATATGTTGGTAATATGAACTCCCAATCATTTCTATTAAATTTACCATCTTTATATAAAATGTAATTTAATAATATTTTTAATATAAATCTAAAACTTATATAAGAATCGCTAGATGCTGATTCATCTTTTTTATCTTTATTCAATTTCCCCCAATTAAAAAATTCCTTTTCAGGGGTTTTTAATTTATTATTATCTATTATATCTTTTAATATAGTATAATCCAAACCAAGCTGAGCTGATAATTCTACCAACCATTCTGTATATGGTTTAGTTTTATCTATATTTTTAGATTGAATGGTATTGGCAGATTCCGTTGTATTTACAGGAATAGCCAATGTCATTTGATTTCCCTGTGATATTTCAATCATCACAGTATATGTACCATTATCTATTGAAAAATTAAAATCAGTTACTTTACCCGCTACCAAATCATAAGTACCCCTAGATGATTCCACATTTATCATATATTTTCTAAATGTTTCATCGTTTACTCTATAATAATTTGAAAAACTCGTTTTGAATTCTCCATAATTGTTTTTATTTACCAATGCGGTTTTTACATCGGTAATTGCATTTGGTCTTTCGGCATCTTTCGATGGTGGGTACGATTTTCTACTCAATACATTATTTCCAAATTCTAATAAAACATTCATACCCGGCTTACAAAAAAACAATTCAAACATTTCAAATTGTTTTAATGAAAAGCAGCGTATATTCACTTTTGCAACTTTTAAAGTATTATTTGCACCATCCGTATCTATATCAACTGATTCAATTATGGGAGTAGATATTCTTTTATTAACCTCTCCTTCTACTTTTATTGGTTTACCATTGAAATCATATCCAATTATACTTTCGTTTAATTGATAATTGGAAGCTACATCCATATTCGATTTTATAATACATCCGGAATATTGTAATGTATTTTTGTCTTGATTTGAAATCAAATCTTCGTATTGCTTTACAGCATCTTCTGCATTTGCTGCTATTTTTTCTTTTAGTACTTTCGCACCAGATGTCAATATTACCCAAGGTAATTTTAAATTAGAATCTATCGGAGTATTTTCTCTATCTTCCAATACATCTTTTGCCCAATCTTTAATAGGTGCTAAGTAGGGAAACATAACTTTTATTTATTTATTTTTTCTAAATCATTTAAAATCCCACTAATATTTGATGGAATTCTTAATTGTAATCCGGCCTCAACATAAAAAGTGGCATCATTTATATTATTAGCAGTTGCTATTATCCACCATTTGGTTTTATCATTGTAGTATTTATGTGCCAATAAATCCAATCTATCACCTGCTTCTGATATAATATATAAATCGTCATCGGTGGGTTTTATTTTTGGATATATGGTTGATTCCAAATATTGCTTTTTAGTATCAACTGAACTTAATATACCATTATATGCGTATCTATTTGCCATTATTTAGATTGTTGGGTTTTTTTGGTTACGATATATTGTGTATTTTTATCATCATTTAATCCATCAAAATTATATCGATATGTTGAGGTTTCTCCTGCTTTATCTATCATATGATTTTCAATAAATTTCATACCGAAACTAACATTGATAACATTTGGATATATCGTATTATCAGAACCATCTTCCATATTAATATTAAAATTACTCCAAGTTGTATTATCTTCTATGTTAAATGATAATGTATCAACTATACCCAATACATTCTTATATAAACCAGTAATAGTCAATTCTAATAAATTTGGAGAGAAATGTAATGGTTGGTTTCCTACGCCCTCATATTTAATTGCACTCAACTCATCAAAAGGAAACGCTAATGATTTTAAAAAGTTAATTTTTCTAATCATAGCAATTTTTTCTTTTTGATTAGTGTAGTATAATTTTAATTCAAATTTTAAACTACGTTCTACTCCATTGTATTTATAAATTTTAAATGGAGAGCCAACATATTTGTAATCAGTAATTTCAGGAGAAACATCTTCCGAAATATTACTAACCGCTCCTACAAATGGTATAACATCATTTGTTCCATATTTTTTAAATCCCAACCATACTTGATTTGCAAATTGATGAGTTTGCAGTAATTTTTCAAAATCAGTTAAGGTTTTAAATTGAGTAGTTTCTAATATAGAAGTATTAGCTGCATCCCAAGTGGTATGTATAGATTCTCTTTGTTTAATTGCACTTTGATACCAAATTTCACCTTCTTGTGTATATGTTGGATACCAACCTTCTGTACTTCCTTTTTTAGTAAATCTATGCGTTTCTTTTAACGGAGTTGTACCAATATCCAATCTTTTGAATTTAGTACCATATCCACTACCTTCTTCGTTTCTTTTTTGCAAGGCCTTTTTTAAATCATTAGCTTTCCCCTTTTTACCACCAATGTTATTTAAAACATCTTTGGCTAGATTCATAGCCATATCACCAGTAGAAGATGCACCTTGCTTATATTTAGCAAATAGGGATGCGGGTGATGGATTATCCTTTACATAATATATTGTATCAGATTGAACTACATCTTTTAATTGCTGCTGTGTTTTAAATAAAGAAATAGGTTTAGATAAAAACCCATCACTTTTAAAAATAGTATCTGTTGGTCTATTTGCAGTTCCACCAATTGCACCTCCAATTTGACCTCCAATTAAATCAGCCAAAGCATTTGGCGATGATGCAAGTAATGCGGCTCCTCTGGGTGCATTTATTAAACCTCTACTTTCTATTCTGATATTTTCAGATTTTCCGTAAAGTTCTGTTTGTTTACTTTTAAAAAGGTCTTGAAGTGTTGCCATTTATAGTGTACTATTTACTATAAATATTCTTTAATAAAATTTATGATTGGTTTAATATCCGTATGTAGTTTTACTACCCCTACTAATTGGTGTAGTACTTGTTGGATTTGTACCTGCTGTATTTGATTGATATCTATCCATAGCAGTTGCTACAACCTTACCATCAATTTTAACTACTGTACCACCTTCATAAGTCGCTCTTGTCAATGCCTCAATTCTACGAGTTAATTCTTTTAGAGCCGTTGTGTTTGTATTTAATACATGCAATTCTTTGTTTGTAGTTGCAGTATTCATCATAGTTTTATGCGTTCTGTCAACTACTCTTTCCAAATTACCATTCATCTGCACCATCTTATCTTTAAGCCACTTATCCATATTTGCAGCAGTAGTGGTAACCGATGTGTTAGCGGGTGTAACAGACTGAACCTGTGCGGTAGTTGGTTTGGCTTGTGCAGCAACCGATGATGGAGTTGCTCCTTTGAAAACACCCATATCTCTGGCAGCAATGCCGGCATCAATAGCTAAAGAAGATGCAGTACCTGCGCCAGGTGCAACTAAATCTAATAAACCAGCTCCAGCTGATAATGTTTCCAAACCAGCTCCAGCAAAATCTCCACTCATCAATCTATCAGCGGCAAATCCTAATCCTAATATAGAACCAAGTATTGGTATACGTTTAGCTACTCCTTTACTGAATATTTTACCTATACCCTTACTAGCTGATTTTTCTACTACTTTGGTAGTGGCTTTTTCGGCAACTTTAGTAGTTGTTTTATTAACTGCTTTATTTTTAATAAACTCTCCCAATTTACCCAATCCACCCAATGCTAATGCACCTATTAATGCATAAATAGCAGTGGTTAATCCTATTTCTGCATCCTTTAATCCTTCAATTTGTTTCAATTCTTTCATAGCTACTTGGATTCCACCAAGATTATCAACAATCCCTTGTTGTTTAGCCATTTCCTCATCTCTATTAATTTTATTTAATTGAATAGCTGTTTCAGATGAAATCATTGCATTTCTAGCATTTAATGTAGCTTGTGCAGATACATTTCTACCCAAAAATCCAGCATTACCTCTCCCAGCATTACCACTACTTAAATTAGCTTCTACACCTCTATTTTTAGATAATTTGGATAATGTATTTAAATCCATTCCAGTAGCTTGCTGCAACATTTGTTGTTGGAACATATCCATCTTAGCCGGGTCCAATCCCTGCGCTTGTAACGCTCTCAACGCACCAGTCTGGTCTCCACTTGCAAATTTAGCTCTTACTTCTGAAAGGTCTACATTTTTACCTAACATAGCTGATAATTGCATTTCTGATTTGATACTATCTTTATAGTTCAATACCATACTTTGACCAGCTTTAGCAACTGCGTTAAAACTAACTCCTAATGATTTTGCAAAAGTAACTTGCTTTGCTAGTATAGATGTACTTTTTATCTGATAACCAAGCATATCCTTAGATGCTTCGGCCATTTCCTCAACCAATCCACCTAAATTAATTTTAGCTGATTTAGCCATAGCTCTTAATCCTTCTTGCATATTAAGAGAACTTCTTTCAGTTAAACCATCTATTCTCATAAACGATTCATTGATTGAAGCTATGCTTGCTTCAGAGGCGCCGGTTCTTGCTGACATTATTGCCATATCGGCTGCCACTCTTCCACTTGGCATTCTACCCGTAGCATCGGCGGCGGCACTCATAGATGATGCTATCTTTTCAGCACCAATACCAGCCATTTGTAATTTATCAGCCGCATAACCTACTCCACCAATCGATTCGCCAAATAAAGCAGTTTTAGATGCGGCCTGAAATGCTGCGGCTGCTTGCTTCATTGAACTAGCAAATTCGGCGGCTGCTTTTTCAACTACAAAATTTCTTCTATTTTTTGGCCCAATTAATCCGGCTTCAATCTGAAGGTTTATTTCATTTATATTCCCACTTAATTCAGCAATACGTTTATCGTATCCAGCTGCCGTTTTAATTTTATTACCAACTAATCCGTAATTATAAGCAAGTGCACCTAAAGCGGCTCCAGCTGCAAATAATGCGGTAGTTAATCCAACTCCACCATTTTTAGCCGATTTTAAAATATTTGTTAATTCCCTCATCATAGGCACACCTGAACTGCCTATCTCATCCAAAGCTTCATCGACTAAATTCATTGATTTGGCTGTATCTTTGACGGCCTCATCTAATAAATTCATTTCACCTTTTAAACTTCGTAATACATCACGAATTTGTTTATTTTCTTTACCAAATAATTTAGCACCTTTTAAAGCACTTTCATATTGTTTTTTGTATTCCGATATTATTTTATTGGCACCTTTTGCAGTTAGGTTGCCATCTTTTTGGTCTTTTAAAACTTTAGCTTGTATACTTTCGTATTCAGACCAAATATTAACTGCTTTTTGGATTTTATTAATTTGCTCTTTTGATAAATTATTGCTAGCTTGCATGGATTTATTAATCCCATCTACTACTAATTTTTGAGCTTCTAATCTTTTTTGAGCAACTTTATATAACTCATCTCTTTTTTTAAGATTTTGAGTTTCCATTGCAAACGCACTCTCTAATCCATCAGTATTTAATTGATTATTAGAAACTTTACCGGTTTGGGTATTTTTATTTGGTCCTCTAGCTTTAGCCATAAGTTATTTATGGATTATTCTTAATAAACGAATCAATATCATCCGTATTTACTCCTTTACTTTTCATAAGAGTTTGTGTTTTTTTCAACACATCATTCATAGAATCATTCCAATTAGACCATACATCAGCTAATTCCGGGTCTTCTTTCTTTAATTTATTTAACCAACTAACTTCTTTGTTTTGAGATTTAGCTTTTAGAAATAAATTAAAAAATTTATCTAACATTCCTTCTGATAATAATCGCTTGGCCATTTGAGTTATTTTATATTACTTACTATAAATATCACTTTCTTCTAGTTTTAGAAGATTTATTTGATGGGGTATTGGTTTTTTCTACTATTTCATTTTCAGTTTCCTTTGCTTTCAATAATTCTCTCCAATAAAATTCTCTTAATTTAATAGGCATAAAGTATACATCATGCCAATTAAATCCACCATTAGCAAAATATACCATCTGAAAAATCTTTTGATGTAGAGTTATCGAATAATTATTCGGTAGGATAAAAAAAGTCAACCCCAAATGGGATTCGGAGAGCCTCCTTCTCACCGCCAGAATTCTCATATTCAAATGTCAAATCCAAATCAGGAGTAATCGATGCAATGTGCTTCCTAAGAGCTTTAGAATCACCAGCTAATAATCTATTTGATACAAAATTACTAATAGTTCCCAAATCTCTAACACCATCAACTTCCACTATAATACGTCTATATCTAGCTGTAATCTCATTACCCTGCTTTAAAGTTTTTTCAGATGCTTCAATATCCTTATTAATTGATATTTCATCACCATGTGTAAGTAATTTAAATTTTATAGGCGTTTTTGAAATTGGTAAAGTAAAATCGTATTCGTTTTGTCTATTTAATAATGATTCATTTACCTCTTTTATTTTTATATTAGCCAAATCAATAGTTACATCAATTGGTTCACCACTATCAGTATCAGTTACGCTAACAGTATATTCAGGTCCAAATGCTAACATTCTAGATGAAATTAATATAGCATTTTTATCTCCTATTAATAAATCATCAATTTTAACACCTGGCTCCACCACTACCGATTCTAATAACTTGTCCAAATGAATTCCTTTACGAATTAAATTAGTAGAAGTAAGAATATCTTCTTCTTTAGCCGTCATTAATTTAATAGTAATTTCACCCTTAGATAATGGATGTGATTCCGGGTATGTTAATCCTTTTGATGGTAAGCTGATTACCTCCGTTGGAAATGGATAACTTTTTTGAGTTTGTTGATTTCCCAACCCTCTCGTAACTTGTTGTTCAAAATTTTGTTCCATAATATAACTTTGTGTTTATATATAAGTATATATAAAACAAAAAAGCAGTGAGAAACATTCCTCACTACTTTAATTTTAAACATTATGAAAAATTAAAACTCACATTCCTCATCCATATAAATCTTACGGTCGTTCAATTCCCACTTCGCCTTCTCATACATCTCATAAGAAATCAACATCCTCTCAAAGAAGATATCCATATTCAACTCGTGAGGGTCAATCCCCAAATGAAGAGCTCTACTCTCCACAAAGTTACAATACTCATAAACACTCATTCCTCTAACATCGATTAAATCATTCATATCTCTCATTTTTTATTACATAGTAAAGATAATACATCCTACGTCAAAAGTCAAGCCTTTTGTAAAATATTTTTAAAATTTGGAATCATTCTAAATAAGACATAAAAAAAGGGATGTATTTCTACACCCCTCAATTATTTTAAAGTTTACCAATTAGAGATTAATACTCAAGGATTGCGTAATCGTATGTTAAAGTTAATTCTATTGATAATGGGTCATTTGATGCCCAATCTAATTCACCAAAGTTTGCTGAAGTAATGAATGCTCCTTTCAAAGTCCATTGTTCTACTTTATCACCAACTGGTCCTAATAAGTAGAAAGTAATATCCTTCTTATAAAAGGATGCGTACCCATCTCTACCGGTCAATGATTCATGTGATTGTCTAATCCATTCCATTACCTGTTGTGCACCAGATGGTACAATTGGGTCATATAATGTAATGTTGATATCATCCCAAGTAGATTTTCCCTTAATCTTTCTTTTCACATTGATGTGGTCTAATTCAACTACTTCAGAAGTGAAAGTTGGTCTTGATGCTGTTTTGATAATATATGATTCTATACCATTGATTTCCATAATGAATCTATTCCCCAATTTAGGTTCAAAATTCTTATAAAACATCTTATCAAATTCTAATATTTCTGGCATTTTTTTATCTATTTAATGTTTTCTATTATAAATATCGTTTTTTTTAATTATCCGTTAAAACTTGCACCAGTTGGTAAAATGTTGAAATCAATTTGAATGAATTCAGCCGTTCTAGTTGGTTGTAAATAAATAGCTCCTTTCATAATGTTTCTATCAATTACATCTGGTGTGTTGTTCGTATCATCCATCACAACTTTAAATGCGTATAAACCTTGTCTTTGTTGAATTGCCTCTAAATAAGGATTAACGATATTTAAGAATCTATTTCTAGTTTCAGAAGTGTTTTGTTCAAATACTAAGAAACGAGATGTAGAAGCGATATACTTTCTTACAGTCAATAATAATCTTCTTACATTGATTCTATCTAATGCAGATGGTTTATCTTGTAATGTTTTTTGTCCAAATACTACGATACCTTGTCCTGGAAACTGAACGATTGGGTTCACTTTTCCTTCATATAATGTATCTTTCTCTGATTGAGTTAATCTATTCAATACACTAACTGCCCCTGTCAATCCACCTCTATTTAAACCGGCTGGTGCGAACCATTCTGCTGCCACTCTATCGTTTGCTGCGAATACGCCAGGTAATAATACTGATGGTGGAACTGAAATTAACTTATTAGTATTCGTATCTATTGTTTTAACCCAAGGATAATATGTTGCTGCCATATTTGAATCTATAGCGTCAGATTGAGTTGTAGCTTGTGAAATTGTATCATTCACTGCATTTGTATCCATAATATAGAAACAATCATTTCTTTCTTCAACCATATCCAACACATTAGTAGTTACTGCGGTATGTAATCTTCTTACAACACCTGGAGTTACTACCATATTAATATCCCACTCATCTGCGTTAGATAAAGCGTTAATATGTTTAGCGTATGCTACTGAACCACTTGCAGTTGAAGATGATAAATCGAAACCTTGTGAGTTTCCTGCAGTTATATCAGAACCTTTGTATATTGGAGTTGCTGGATTTACACCATCAAATCCTTCTTGGAATGCTACTACGAATTGTGCAGATGTTGAACCAACTGCTAATGAACCACCATTAACTGCATCCAAACCAAATGATACGTTAGCGCCTGAAGTTGCTCCAACTGGTATTGGCTTTAAGTATATTGAGTTATCAGTATTACCATCTAAATCAATACCACCATATACAGTTGCTGAAGAACTTACAAAAGTTACAACTGGTATTTGTGCTGATAATCCAGCTGATGCTGAAATCGGTAATTGATAAGCCGCATGTCCGAAAGGTACTGCTTGAACCGGTGCGTTTTCATTCAATTCAGAAATTCTGATATATTTTGAATTATTCACCCAATCACCAGATTCGGTTATTTTACCATCTGCGGCGATTGTTAATTTTCTATCACCAATTACTCTACTAATAAAGTTTGGAGAATTAGGGTCTAAGTTTACATTAGAATAAGTTTCTAATACGGATTTTTTCTTATTTGTATCAGAGAAATCTCTAACAACTAAAGTGAATGTACCATAATCAGTACCATTTACACTACCAGCTGCTTTAATATTTGTAATACCAACTTTTATTTTAGTATTTGCTACATTACCGGCTCCAATTGTTTCAACTTTAAATAAGTTAAATCTTTCACCACTAATTAATTGAGATTGAATCATTGGAGTTAATGCTTCTTGTGCATCGAATGCAAAAGATTGATTACCCAATACATCTACACTCACACTTGCACTTGCATTGATAGTTACATTACTATTTTTAAAGAAACCATATACATAAGGTTTTTTGTTACCATATGCAGATGTTCCAAATACTGCTTCAATATCATTTGTATCAGTTGAATCCAAAGATGCTGATAATAAACCTGCATTTGAACCTGATAATAAGAAATCCCCATTACCATTCGATGATACAGTTGTTCCAGCAAAACCTGCATTTGAACCAGAGGTTGTATTAAATAAAATACCAACTGAAGAAGTTACTGAACCAGATGCTATTGTTAATAACAATGGTGCCACCTCACTATATCCATCTACACCAGCTACTCTACAAATAGTTGCAGTTCCCGCTTCTCTTAAATAATTTTGTACCGCTAATGGTGTGTAATATGTACCATCAACTACACCAAATAGTGTTTCGAATTCTGATTGAGAATTTACAATTGTTGGAACTAAAGGGCCTTCTTTGAAAGGACCAATAAATGCTGCACCTATTTCAGCTACACCTTGCTGTAAAAATGAAAGGTCATTTTCTTTTGTGAAAACCCCCGGTGATACTATTTTTTCTGCCATTTTATATGCTTATTTTAAAAATTTTAATATTCTTCTTATAAATATAATTTTTTATTCCAAAACAACAATTTATTATTTATAGGTAGGAGAGAAGTATGAATATATTTCACCCATTTTTGTACCTGATAATTGTGTATTATAGAATAAAACCGGTCCTAATTGACCCGTCCAATAATATGCACCCTCAACCTGATTACCACCTATCATAACTTGCGCAGAAGTTGTATATGTGGTAGCTCCGTTTGATACTGTTCCAGCTGCATTATTATCTACATAAAATACGTTTGTTCCGTTTGTGTTTGCAGTATATCCTACAAAATACCATACGTTAGTACTTAATGAGAATGTATTACTGTTTCCTTGTACGTTCGTTCCATCATGTAGGAAATATGTACCACTACCATTAGAGTTTAAATACAATGATATAATTCTATTTGCAGTACCGCTTGTATTTTGTTTACCAAAAATTTGATAATATCCATTTACAGGATGTGATGTAAATCTAACCCATGCACCTATACTATATGCGGATGTATTAAATTGAGTATATCCACCACTAATATTAGATGTAGTATCTTTGAAGAACAAATCTCCACCATCGAAACTATAATATTTTTCTTTTCTAGTAGCACCATTATTATATGATGGGTTTCCACCACTTTTAACCATTGGAGATTGTGCGGCCGGTCTAACACCAGTTCCATATCCCGTCAAATCCAACCAATCAACTGCCGGTGTTCCCGTTGCAGGTAATGTACCACCAGGAAAAGATGATGCTTTAGATGGGTCTAAATACATTCTTAATCCTGCTGCTGGAATTGATGGTTGTGATGTTGTACCTTTATTATGTGAGATATATCCGTTCGAAATATAAACGTCAGCGGTTTCAACATTAACAGTTACAATTTCAATATCTTCTTCTATTATTGCTATATCATAAACCAATTCTTCGGTTTTATCTTCTTTGATTAACTTATCACCAGGAAGAATATCTTCTACATTTTTAAATTTATATTTTTCAATTTCACTATCCCATACAAATAATGGGTGAGTACCAGTTGCTTTTATTACACCATTGTTTATTGAAAAATAGCCAGATGCAAAGTTAAAAGTCAAATCGGAAACTATTACATTTTGCGATGAACCTTCCAATGAATCCAATTGATGAAAACGCCATTCGATTTGGTCGGATTCTGCATCTAAATTTTCATCAGGCAATCCTGCTGGCACCCATGCTTTAATTTCATCACCTACATTTAAATCCTCAATGTTAACCATCGTACCATCTGCTAATTGAATTTGAGTACCAAATAATAAACAAAAGTCAGGTTGGTTAATAGTATTGTATACATCAACTGCGTATAATACTTTTGTAGTTGTACTATTATATCCAGTTGCAGCCGTATTAAATCCATCCGCATATTTCATAGATAATGTAGAACTAGCTTCAGAATATGTTGAAGATGCGATGGATGCGGGTGTTATAGGAAATGATGGAGATGCTCCCAATGATGGAGAACCTACCGAAAAATTTGCATTATCAAATGATACTGTATAATTTGCAGCTACGCTACCAACTCTAGTACCATGTACTGCTCCAGCGCTTCCAAAAGAAAACG